ATACGCTCGTTTGGTTCAAATACTTCTTTGTATTGATTTTTAAAAACTGTAAAGCCCACAGTGGGTCGGACAGCAATTGATGCCAAGTCTATAAATTCAAGAACTTTGAATTTTTTACAAAGTTCTTGTTTGAGTTCCTCTGAAGTCAGCTTACTCTTCATAGGTGGTAGTAACTGGACCGCTCATGGCTTGCATGCTTGCCTTGCCAGAGTTCTGTCGTGTCCAGCTGGGGTTGAGTCCGTTCATTTCAAGAATGTCATCACGGATGTTTTGATTTTTCTTTTCAATGTTCAGGATGCGAGTAAAGCTATTAGTGATAGCGGCAGTATAATATGCAAAAGGGTTCTGCGATTTTGACTCGTCAAATTGCAGTCCAATTTGGCTGAGTTGTAACAGGGCTTGTCCACGCATTTCTTCATTGTAAGTGTATCCTCTCCAGTTTGATCTTGTGGCATAACGTTCACACAGTTTCATAAACATGGTGGCCAGTTTGCGTGTCATGTTGCCGTGATCCTTGCAGAACTCGCCTGTATCTAAATCGCCCTTCCAGTGGCTTTTGCCCACCAGCACAGGGTTCTTGTCTTCATCCAATCTGTAATGCCAGAACGGGGGAAAGTTAACTCGCATGTGTGTGGGATCCAGCACAACGTCCTCTACAAGGTCCGCTAGCGGATCTTCTGTGACATCATCCAAGTCCAAAATGTCTTCAATCTTTTTCTTTTTAGTGGCAGTTTTGGGCACTTTCTTGGGTGCCATGGGTATGTGTTCCCAAGTCATGATGCGAAAAACCACCTCCGTATTGGGTATTTTTTTGGGATCAATCACCTCACCAGTTTCACGTTTGTGACGGTCAGCACGATTGCGGCGTGCTTCTGCAATGGTCTTTTGATTGATTTTGCTCACTGAAGGCAGGATCATGTCAAACTGATGATCAGTTGTTCGGTCCTGAAATGAGCAGTAGGTGTTTTTGCTGAGATGTATTTCTTTTAAAATGTCACGGTTGTTAAGGTAGTTAACCTTGGCTGCGGGTTTTGCGATTAAAGTCATCGGCGGGGTTTCTCCAGATATGTACTTATTGTAGCACATTTACAACAGTTGTCAACCTGATCTTAAACTGCGTGGTTAAAAAATTGGGTAAATAAGGCATAGGAATAAGAAATGGCCACCACAAACGCCCCTGCTGAACAAAACCCCGCAGTTGACCCAGAACTGCCTCAGCCACCAACGACTGTACCGGGACCACCTGTAAGAGATCCTGCGCCATTGTCAACGTTGCCTCTCACTGATGTAAATACATTCCCTCCAGTGGCCTTTGTTGACGCAACACCTGCTCTTGTACCACTTGTGCCTACCGATGTAAATTCATTCCCTCCAGTGGCCTTTGTTGATGCAACACCTGCCCAAGTTAACCCTGCACAGGATCCAGGGGCAACGAGTCCGTTTGGTGGAAACACCTTCAACGATGCTGCTGCTAGAACCACACAAAGAGATCCAGTAGATCCAGCTGCTGACCCAGGTGTGAGATCACCTTTTGGTGGAGACGCCTTCACCGATGCTGCTGCTAGAACCACACAAAGAGACCCTGTGGATCCAGCTGCTGACCCAGGTGTGAGATCACCTTTTGGTGGTGGTGCATTTAATGATGCAACAGCAAGAACTCCTGCACCTGTGGACCCTGCACAGGATCCAGGTGCTAGATCACCGTTTGGCGGTGCAGCCTTCAACGATGCAGCCGCAAGAAATCCTGAAGCAGCAGTAGATGCTGTGGCCGCTGCTGATGCAGCTCAGCAAAGAGTCACCGAACAACGACTACGAGAACAACAGGCCATACAGGCACAGTTCCAATCGCCAGCCAATGGCGATTGGAGAGTGAAATTAAAACTGTCACCTCAGGCCACATACCTGTACAAAGACAGCAAGGCAGATTCAATTTTGGCACCGCTGGCGGCCAGTGATGGCGTGGTGTTTCCTTACATGCCTGACATACAGACCACATACAACGCCAACTATGACACCACAGATTTAGTACACAGCAACTACCGCGGATATTTCTACAAAAATTCATATGTGGGCGATATCAACATCACTGGAGTATTCACTGCACAAAATACTCAAGAGGCCAACTATCTCTTGGCAGTGATACATTTCTTTCGTAGTGCTACAAAAATGTTTTATGGAGAAAAAGATTCATTGCGTGGAGCACCACCGCCCTTGGTGTATTTGTTTGGATTGGGACAATATCAATTCAACGCACATCCTTGTGTGATTCGCAGTTTCAACTACAGTTTGCCCAATGATGTAGATTATATCAGAACCAAACCCAACAACTACAATGTCAACTTCAACAACACATTGCCCAAAACACAAAGTGGCGGCAATCCCATATCTGCAGTGATCAGCAGATTGAGAAATGCCTTGTTGCCCAAAGGTGCGTTGCCCAATGTTCCACAAGAATTGTTGACAGTGAGTCAGAGTGTCAGCAACATAGACAACTCAACTTACGTGCCTACCAAAATCACAGTGACCGTCAGTTTGTTGCCCATTCAAACAAGAAATCAACAAAGCCAACAATTCAGTGTCAGCGGATTTGCCAATGGTGATTTACTCAAAGGAGGGTTCTGGTAATGGCCAATTATGATTCAACCAGTCCTTATTTTCTCACAGGATACAATCAGTTTTATCTTGATGTCATGGTGGATAGACCCATACCCAAAGAAAGCGATGATTTGAGTTTCAGCATCAACCTCACATACCAATATCGCCCTGACTTGCTGGCACATGATTTGTATGGTGATTCTAGACTGTGGTGGGTATTCTATCAACGCAATCCCAACACACTCACAAAGCCTCCAGTGGATTTTGCAGTAGGTACCAACATTTACCTGCCCAAAATTACCACACTCAAATCTGTGTTGGGATTCTAACATGGCTTACGGACCAGCAGCACCACCAGTTCTCCCCAACACAGTGGAAGAACAAAGACGTCAGATATCTGATTATCAAATACCCACTCCTCAAAACAGTGACACTGGGCAAAATTTTGTAAATCAAACCAACACCAATATTCGAGATGCTATTACAGCAACTCGAACCGCCCCAACCAACAACAATAACAACAACAACACACCGCTCAATGCCACTGATAGAAGCAACTCAACAACCAACCCTTCAACAGTGCAAGACGATGGAACATTGCCAGAGGTAACAGTCACAGCAGCTCAAACTCGGGTTGATGTGTCTGGCAATCTGTCAGCCAAGGATGACATAACGCCTCAGCCCAATGTGCTGGATAGATTTGCTAGTTACACCTACAGTGCTAGTGTGTATCTAATGAGTGCCAGACAGTATGAACGACTGTTGCTCAGCAATAAAAAGAACATCAACGGATACTTTTTGTTGTTTCAAAGTGGCGGTGCACCGGTCAACAAAGGTGGATTCTTGGGCAAAGGAGCAGGCTCAGTAGGAGGACAAGATCCTAACGCTGATTTTGCATATGACTCCCCTGATGATTACGGACGTAATCCAGCGTTTCCCCAAGACTTTTACATTGATTCCATTACCATAGACAATGCAATGCCAGGTCAACAGACTCAAGCCGCACACATGGTCACTGATTTAAAATTTACTGTGGTAGAACCTGGCAACATCACACTGCTGGATAGGTTGTATCGTGCAGTACAGGACGCTGGACAAGTAAATGATTCCAACCAACCAGTCAACTACACAGCAGCGGTGTATCTCATGGTCCTACGTTGGTACGGATATGATATTGATGGCAACTTGGTGCAAGTGGGTGCTGCTGATCCCAACACAGGACTCACTGATCCCAATGCTGTGGTTGAGAAGTTCATACCGTTTCTTATTAAAAAAATCAACTGGAGTGTGAGTTCAAAATTGGTCACCTATGATTTTGAGTGTGCGCCGGTGGCACAAATGGTTGCCGGTTACACACGTCGTGGCACAATACCTTATGATGCACAATTTACTGCGTCATCGGTGCGTGAGTTACTGGGCGGCGAATTGCAATTTGTTACTACGCCTGTTGCAGTTAATAACACTTCAAGTAGTTACACTAGTTCTCCTCCCAAAGCATCAGGTGCTCCTACCTCTAGTCAAACAGTCAAACAAGGACTCATGCAGGCCATGAATGCATATCAACAAGAGTTGGTTAAAAAAGGCAAATACGAAGTGGCTGATACTTATTCTATAGAATTTGATGAAAACCCTGACTATCCTGATCTCAACATTGCTGATGCAACGTTAAGATTGCCTGGCAGCACAGTCACTCAAAGTAGAACGTCAATGAACGTTGCACCCAGCCAAGATGCCAATCAGGCATTGAATCCTGAAACTGACGCAATGAAGATCAGCAATCGCAACTGGAGTGTTACTGCTGGTATGCAAGTGATACAGGTGATTGATCTGGTGATTCGCAACAGCAGTTATATTACCAAACAACAATTGACCACCATAGATGCCAATGGTGTTGACCGACCTGATGCTCAAGCACAGAAAAAACCCATGTCTTGGTTTAAAATAAGCATGGAAGCAAAACAAGGCAAATATGACAAATTACGCAGAGACCATGCCTACGATATTACATTTGTTGTGACACCTTACACTCTGCAAGACTTTGACTCAACATATTTTCCGTTGACCAAATTTCGTGGAGTTCATAAATCATATCCTTACTGGTTTACTGGACAAAACACAGCGGTGTTAGATTTCACTGCCAACTTCAACAATCTCTATAACTTGACCGTGACAGGTACCAGTAAAGAAGATTCGGGTACCGCAGCCATACGTAGAAATTTCACTTCTAGCATGAGAGACATAGCCAAATATACCTATGCAGCCAGCAGTACAGAAAGCAGAACAGGTGAAGAAGGCCGAGCACTGGAAGCACAGGCCAATGCTGCTGAATATCTTTACAGTCCTGGCAACATGGGGGATGGATCTCTACGCATCATTGGCGACCCTGCTTGGATACAACAAGGCAGCATGGCTGGCCGAGTCAGTGCCGCAGAATTCAGTTATTCCCCATTTTTACCTGATGGCACTATAAATTTTGATGCACAACAAGTGATGTATGAAGTTGCTTGGCAGCGGCCAAATGATTATGATTTAAACACTGGCCTGGCAGATCCTTATGCAGGAGGCGATACAAAAAATCGTCTGCCAATACAAAGTTCAGTGTACCTTGCAACACGAGTGATCAGTGAATTCAAACAAGGTAAATTTGAACAAACCATCAAAGGTTCTTATTTTCGCTTTCCCAAACCTGATGGGTCAAACACTGTGGGCAAGTCAGCCTCAGCTGTGGCAACCAATGGTGCATCTTTGAGAGAAGCACAAAACAGAGCCGCAGGCAATGACAGCGTGGCAGAAAATCCCATTTTGTCCAGACGAAACGCACAGTCTCCGGCAGCAGCATTGGCCAATGGCAATTCCGCACTGGACAACGGCATAAAAACTGCGGCAGCGGCTGTCGAAGGTGGTGCTCTTCCAGCAGCCGTGCAACAAGCAACAAACATTGGTAGTTCTTCACCAGTGTCGCCAGCAAACACCAACAATGCAATTGCACCATCAGCATATCCACGGGCACCCACTGGGTCAGGAGTCAACCCCATTACATTTGGTGAAGCAGCACCGCAACCATTAAATACCAACCCGTTCGCCAATGCAGGGCGTACACAGACCATAGTAAAAGAAGCATAAGGAGCAACTTTGTCAGAAGAAGTACAACGCAGTAGAGGCCGTCCGTCAAACTACAAATTAGATCGTGGAGGTGTACCAGCAGAGTTTGGTCCATTCTCGGGCATTGTGATGAACAACGCAGATCCCACACGAGCAGGACGTTTGCAAGTGTATATTGAAACGTTTTCTGGTATTGATAAAACTGACAGGACCAAGTGGATCACAGTGAGTTATCTGCCAGGATTTTTTGGATACACCCCCATGGGAAAAACGTCTGACAGTGACTTTGGTACGTATCCTGGCAATCAAAATTCATATGGCATGTGGTTTACGCCGCCAGACATTGGCATTCAGGTGCTGTGTGTGTTTGCCAATGGTGACAGAAATCTAGGATATTACATTGGTGTTGTTCCGGGCAACGGCATAGGTCACATGGTACCGGCCATTGGTGCAGCAAATAATTATGTGTCAGGCAACAAAAATCAAGAAACATATTTTGCCGATGCACCGCTGTTGCCAGTGACAGAAATCAACACCAACAACGAAAAAATTGTGAACTCCAGCAGATTTTTTGAACAGACAAAACCTGTGCAAGGTGTTGTGGCACAAGCATTGTTTCAACAAGGCATCAGCGAAGATGCAGAACGTGGTCCCATAAGATCCAGCAGCCAACGAGAAAGTCCCAGTGCTGTTTTTGGGGTAAGCACACCGGGTGTCGCTGTGTATCAGGGAGGTATGAGTCCCGATGACATTCGTAAAAAAATAAACGCAGGAGAACTCAAACCTGAAGATGCACAAGTGATCAGTCGCATGGGCGGTCATACCTTGGTCATGGACGATGGCGATATTGACGGCAAAAATGCCTTGTTTAGACTGCGAACAGCCAAAGGTCATCAGATCATGATGAACGACTCCGGCAACTTTTTCTACATATTACATGCCAATGGACAAACCTGGCTGGAGTTTGGACAGGAAGGCACAGTAGATGTGTTCTCAACCAACTCAGTGAACATACGCACACAAGGCGATATCAACTTGCATGCTGATCGTGACATCAACATGTATGCTGGCCGCAATCTAAAAATGAAGGCCATGTCTAATATCAATTTGGAAGCCGATGCTGATCTCACGGCCACAGTGAAAAAAGACATAACCATCTACAGCAAAGCCAAAATAGGCATCAAAGCCGACGGGTCAATGGCGTTGCAAAGTGCAAGTGGATCCTGGAACGGTGGCGAATCACTGTTGTTTACTGCCGGCGGCATAGACTTAAATGGTCCCACAGCACCGTCTGTGACAGCACCCAAACTTATACAAAAAACCACCATGGACGATGTGACTTTTAGTACGAGTGCAGGATGGAAAGTACAAAAAGACAAACTAGAAAGCATTGTTACCCGAGCACCCACTCATGAACCTTATCCTTATCACAACAAGGGTGTGGCAGTGGAAAATAAATTTGAACCAGGCAAACCAACCCCACCGCCAGGAGCAACAGCCGTACCGGCTGGAGTGGAGATTTCAGCCAAATGAGTATTTTTAATTTCACCAATCCGGTCAATGGGCAACCGTTTGAAATCAAAGGCCCGCCAGGGCTCAGTTTTGATCAAGCCAAGGCTATATTTGACAAGCAAGTCAGTGCTGGCAGTTTGGTGGGATTCAAAAAAGGTGATGTACTCAGTGCTGCCACACAAGCTGCCGACGGACTGGCTGGTGCTCAAGCACAACTGTCACAGGCAGCCAAAGGTATCGGCGGTGATCTAGCAGGAGCTATTAAAAATGTACCAGGAGTTGGTGACATTGCAGCACAAGCACAGTCTGTGGCCAGCAAAACACTGTCTGGGATATCAGCCGCTGTGAGCAACTTGCCTGTGACCAACGGCATCAATGTGGCTGATTTTGCCAAACAAGGAGCAGCTCTAGTACCTATGCAGGGATTGAGTATACCTGATGTTACTGCTGCCATGTCTTCGGCCAGCAAACTTGTGGGACAGGCATCAAGTGCAATATCAGATGCTTTGGGTGCAGGAAAATTTGGATTTGATGCGTCACAGTTGGAATCAGTGGGAGTACTCAAACCAGGCACCGCAGCCACGTATTTGAAACAAGGCATTAATTCACTAACTGACGTATTGAAAAGTCCAGCAGTGTTTACTGGCAAAGATGGCATCAACAACTTAGACAGTTTGTTGGGTTCAGTGCCAACGCAAAATGGTATTCAACAACAACTCATGAGTCAAGGACTCAATGCAGTCAAACAACTGGGCATACCTGTTGACAAATTAAGTACTGCATCACTGGCCGGCTTGGCCAATAATGCTGCCAAAAGTATACCTACCACACTGGATTGGGCCAAAGGACTACCGTTGCCCGCAGACATCAAGGCTGAATTTGATACCGCAGCCAGAGACGGGGCATTTGCAGTAGATTTTGCAGACTTCAAAATAGATGATCCTATGAAAGCAGTGATCACTCCGTTGCCAGCAGTTGATACAACCGATCGACAAACTGTAGATGCAGCCAGCAAACGCATTGTGGGCAATGACAAAGTTCCCACAGTAAAATACAGTGCGTCAGACCAAATCAATGCACAAAACGAATCACTGGCATTGGTTAAAAAATTACAAACAGCCAGCAAAGAACTCAACAGAATAGAATTGCAACTGGTTGAAATTAGAAAAACTGTTGTGCCATCAAATGCAGCCGAAGGCATCCAAATATTAGAAGACACATTGGGAGAATTGCTGCTGGTAGACAGCCAATATTTAGAATACCGACGCATATCTGATCAACTTGGCAAAATTAATCCTTTGTATAGTATCACAGCAGAAATTGAAAAAGACGTCACAAGACTGGTTGGCATCCGAAAACGCATAGAAGCAACCATTGAAAAACTCCGAGAAATCATTGCGCAACGCACCACTGCCTGACAGCCATAAATATTGTCATGACCACATTTATTGGCTTCAACACTATCGATCAATACAAAAAGTTTACACTCACAGACTTTGATCTAATCCAACGAGATCTGCTGAATGCTTTTAGCATACGGCAAGGTGAATTGCCAGGCCGTCCAGGATATGGTACTGCACTATGGGACTTTGTGTTTGAGAATCAAGTCGAACAACTGTCACAGCAACTACGTGCTGAAGTACAACGTGTGGCAGGCGGGGATCCTAGATTCACCATAAATGACATACAGATGTTCCCCCAGGAAAATGGCATACTGATACAACTTCAGATCACGGTTATTAACACCACTAACGCTGAAATTCTCAGCATATTCTTCGACGAACAAACACGTAATGCCAGTTACGTATAACTACGCCGTTTTTATTATTAATAAATAAAGCACGGACGATACGAAAAATGGCAACAACCACAAGACAAACAGCAATATTTGGTGTAGAAGATTGGAAACAAGTCTACCAAACTTATCGCGAAGCCGACTTTCAAAGTTATGACTTTGAAACTCTTCGCAAAAGTTTCATCGACTATTTGCGTTTGTATTACCCCGAAACATTCAATGACTACATTGAATCATCAGAATTTATTGCCTTGCTGGACGTCATGGCGTTTATGGGGCAGGCACTGGCATTTCGTACAGACTTAAACACTCGCGAAAACTACATAGACACTGCTGAACGCAGAGATTCAGTAGTACGACTAGCAAACCTTGTGAGTTACACAGCCAAACGCAACACTGCGGCAGAAGGTTTTCTCAAAGTATTCAACGTTACCACAACTGAAAATGTTGTGGACTACAATGGTGTAAACCTGAGCAATGTTACAATTAACTGGGCTGACCCAACCAACCCAGACTGGCAAGAACAGTTCACAGCTATTATCAATGCCAGTCTGGTTGATAGTCAAAAAATAGGCCGCCCAAGCAATCGTCAAACTATACTAGGCGTGGACACTGCTGAATATGGCATCAATTTAGTGTCAGGATTTTTACCAGTGATTCCTTACACTGCCACAGTGGATGGTGTCAACATGCCATTTGAAGCCACAACTTCTACTTCAGTGGGCAGAGACTATGTGTACGAACCTGCTCCAGTGCCCAACACAGTGTTCAACATGCTGTTCAGAAACGATCAGCTGGGATTTCAATCAGCCAACACCGGCTACTTTTTCTATTTCAAACAAGGCATTTTGCAAAATCAAGATTTTAACTTGGCCGAACGCATTGCCAACCGCACAGTAGACATCAATGTTGAAGGTGTAAACAATGACGATCGTTGGTTGTTTCAACTGGACAACATTGGCAATATCAGTCGTGAGTGGCAGTACGTTGAAAACGTTTACACAGCAGCCGAACAACGAAACAATATTTTACAGCCTATCTACAGTGTAACCAGTAGAGCCAATGATCAGATCACCATGGTGTTTGGCGATGGTGTGTTTTCAGAAATTCCTGTAGGCATATTTCGCGCTTATGTTCGTGCATCAAACGGGTTGCAATATATTATCAACCCAGAAGAAATGCAAAACGTTGTGCTACCCATCAGTTACACTGACCGCAATGGCAATTTACAAACTATTACATTTACTTGTGGTATCACACGTCCTGTATCAAACAGTCAGGCACGTGAGCCCATTGGCGAAATCAAACAACGTGCTCCTGCTCGTTACTACACACAGAACCGCATGGTCAATGGTGAAGACTACAATCTGTTCCCTTACACACAATACAACAGTATTATCAAGAGCAAGGCGTTGAACCGTGCCAGCATTGGTACTAGCCGTTATCTTGATCTTGTGGACAACACTGGCAAGTACAGTTCAACCAACACATTCTCCAGTGATGGTGGCATATGGAGACAAAATATATTGCCTACTATTTTGTTTTCTTATACCAATCGTAACGAAATTGCAGACATTATTACCAATCAAGTACAACCCAACATTGATGGTGAAACTGTACGACAATTTTACTATTCAAACTTTCCTCGTATTACATCTACTACACAACCAACAGGAGTAACATGGTTGAGTGGTTACACTTGGAATCAAAGCACCACATTGGCCAACGAAACCACTGGTTACTTTAGAAACACAACTACCAGTGCTACATGGCCTGATGGCACACCTATCCCTGTAGGCGATACCACTACCACCATGTTCAAGTATGTGATACCTGGTAGTCTGATCAAGTTTGTGCCGCCCACTGGTTACTATTTTGACCGCAACAACAGACTGGTGCAAGGCACCCCAACAAAAGCCGACGAGAGAGTAGAAATCTGGGCCAGCCCACAACAAATTGTGGGCGATGGTTACAACGGTGGCTTGGGCAATTTAAGCTCAGGTGCTGGACCAGTTACTATCAACAATTTTGTGCCATCTGGTGCCATTGTAGACACTATTATTCCACTGTTTGTTACAGATATTCCCAACGCTATTGAACAACAAATGGCCGAACAGATCTTGTTGTATCGCAACTTTGGTCTAGGTTATGACAGCAACGGTGATATCACCGGAACCCCTTACACTTGGTACCTTATTACCAGTACCAATCTTGACGATTATTCGCAAAGTAATCCTGCACCATGGAGCCAGCAATATGCTGGCAATACATCTGGTGCCAACCTTGACGCCAGTTGGCTGGTGCAATTTGTTGTACAAAATCAAAACTACACAATCACATTCCGTGGGCTGAGTTATAACTTTGGATCAGTGTTACAAACACGTTTCTTCTTCTATGAAGATCAACTGGTATACGACAGTCGCACAGGCACAATCATCAAAGACTTTATCAATGTGTTGGCGGTAAACACCAAGCCTGACTCAACAGAACCTCTTCCTGGCGATATCTACACCACCATAATTGGCCAACCTGTGGAAAGCGATGGTTATGTAGACGACTTCCAAGTGCTGGTGAGCTATCGTGACTCAGACAATGACGGTGTGCCTGACAATCCTGATTTTTTTGATGAAATTGTAGGACCTGCTACCACCGCTGGACCTTATGTGTTCCTGCAACAAACAGTGGACTTTGACAACTTGCAACGTTACCTGTTGGTAGAAGAAGGCATTGTGATATATGATTATGGTACATTGGATGAAATTGAACTAGCAAAAACTGAGTGGACTCCAGGACAAATATTTTACGCCTACGAAGAAAATGCATTTTACCAACTTAGTATCACCGTTACTGGTGTACGTACTATTATCAGTGTCAGTGGTTGGATTGCCAAAACAGGCAGACAAAGTTTGTATTTCCAATACCGTCACAATTCACCATTGACCAATCGTATTGACCCTGGCTCTACTAATATCATTGACTTGTATGTGGTTACATTGGCGTATTACACTTCATATCAAAATTGGTTGAGAGATACCACTGGTACTGTGACAGAGCCAGCATTGCCTACCATTGACCAATTGTCAACCGATTATCAAGCACTGCAAGATTACAAAATGATTTCGGACAATATTGTGGTCAACTCAGTGATATTTAAACCACTGTTTGGTCCCAAGGCCGCACAAGAATTGCGAGCCACAATCAAAGTCATACGTGCGCAGAATAGCACTGCCAGTACCAGCGAGATCAAAAGTTCAGTATTGGCTGAGATGAATGCATATTTCAGTATTGACAAATGGAGTTTTGGCGATACTTTCTATTTCTCAGAGTTGGCAGCGTATTTGCACCGCCAACTGGGCACAATCATTAGTTCTGTGGTGTTAGTTCCCTTGGACCAACAAAAGAGTTTTGGCGACCTGTATGAAATTCGCAGTCAGCCAAACGAAATTTTTGCCAATGGTGCTACCATTGACAACATTGATGTAATTGAAGCATTGACCAGTACCAACTTGCGTACTGCACCAGGCAGCGGAGTAATTTAATGGCACGAACTAGATCAGTTGATTTTTTACCAGAAATTTTTAGAACTCCGGTCAACAAACAATTCTTGGCAGCCACTCTTGACCAAATGGTACAAGAGCCAAAATTTAAAAAGACACAAGGTTTTATTGGACGCACTGTGGGACCAGGTGTCAACCCCAATGACAGTTATGTTGTTGAACCAGATATTGCCAGACAAGACTATCAACTTGAACCAGGAGTGATCAGTCTTGAGCCCGACACTCAAACAATCAAGAATGTCATAACGTATCCTGGTATGAATGATGCCATTGGATTCCAAGGTGGTGATCAGGCACGTGCTGATCAACTGTACAACAGTGAATACTATACCTGGGATCCATTTGTTGATTACGATGCTTTCATCAATTTCAGTCAGTACTTCTGGTTGCCCAGTGGACCAGAAACAGTGGATGTGCGATCACTTGGCATTCCCACCAATGATAATTTTGTGGTCACAAGAGAAAATGGCGTTTACACGTTCTCAGGACTATCCGGTAATAATCCCACAATCGATGTAGTTCGAGGCGGTAGTTACACATTCCAAGTGGCACAAAACAATAAAGAGACAGTAAACTACCGTGTGACCAACAACGGTACTGCCTCATATCTGATTGATTTTCAAGCAAACCCAACACTGACTCTGGCACGTGGTAACACTTATGTTTTCAACATCACACTCAATGGAGTGTATCCTTTTTGGATCAAAACTGCACTGAGTCTGGGCACCGGCGATGCATATAACTCAGGTGTGTTGCGAAACGGCAGTAGTTTTGGTCTTGTGACATTTACTGTGCCACAAGATGCTCCTGACACATTGTATTACGTCAGCGAAAATCAAACCAACTTACGTGGTACTATCAATGTTGTTGACGGCACACCTGGCACTGGTCCAGGTTTTTGGATTCAAACTTCACCTGGAATAGCAGGGGTTGTGCCTACGACTCCTAACATTAGTAATCGTGATGTGTATGGTGTTACCAACAATGGCGAAGATCTAGGCATAGTAACATTTGATGTACCACAAAAAACAGCACAAGAATTTTATTATAACCTCACTGATGTAGGACCAGTTGATTTGTTGACAGAATTAAAATTCAATCAAATCAACAACCAGCCATTGGAACAGTTTATTGCGACCTATGGCGGAATTGACGGCACTACATATTTAGATAGTCGAACACTGGTGTTTACAAACAACATTGTTGATGCTGAGGACGGAGGCTGGATTGAGACCACATTCTATGATCCATTGCCTAGACTAGACTCATTCAACGGGCAAATTGGTAGTTATGATTCTATTAACTTTGATCAGTCTACTCAAGTACCGTTAGCGGACCGTTATCAAGTATGGCAAATCAGTATAGTAAATCGCAATGGTGTGGAATATATTAGCCTGGCAAAAGTTGCTGATGTTGACATTAATGAAAAATTTACCATCAGTTATGGTAACACATACAGCAACACTAGTTGGTATAAAAACGCTGTTGGCTACTTCCAACGCATACCTTTGTTGACAGCACTGTTCAATGAACTGTACTATCAGGATGGAACTGATCCAGAAATTTTTGGTAAAATTCGTCTACTTGATCAAACAGAAACCAGTACAATTTTTGTTGATCAAATTATTGGACAAAAAACCTATACCAGCCCGAATGGTGTGGCCTTTACCAACGGACTCAAAGTACGCTTCACTGGTGATGTACTGCCAGTTAGTTACGGTTCAGGCACCATTACATTTACTTGCACAGCCACACAGGCTGGCAGCAATTACATCACATGCAGTTCAACTGACGGATTGTATGAAGGTGAAGAGATTGTGTTTTCAGGCACCACCGCTGGTGGCATTGTTGCTGGCCAAAGTTATTATATCAAATCTTTAGCAGCCAATGGCATTCAATTCTCAATAGCCACAGTGGCCGACGGTGCAACATTTGAATTGAGTACTGCTACTGTGGTAGGATTCACTGCGGTGGCCATTGCCAACAATGAATTTTATGTGGCAGGTGTTGGCACAGCAATTGAATTGTTGCCTGTGCGAGACTTCGTTACCCCAGAAACTTATGTGGTTGATGCTAGAGACAGTACCATTGCCACAGAGCCAGGCGAAGTGGACTATCTTACCATTGACCGTGCCAGCAAAGATCTAAATGCATGGACACGTAGCAATCGTTGGTTCCATGTAGAAGTTATTCAAGCCAGTGCTGCTTACAACAACAACGTGGCCACGTTAGACAACAACTATCGAGCCAAACGTCCAATTATCAACTTTAGACCTGACATTAGATTGTACAACATGGGCACTGAAGGCAAACAACCAGTGGACATAATTGACTTCTCAGAATCTGATGCACTCAGCAACATCGAAGGAGCCACATCATATAGCGTTGACGGTTATACATTTGTTGATGGGTCTCGAGTGATTTTTGCTGCTGATTCAGATCCTGAAGTACGTAATAAAATTTATGTGGTTCAATTTATCACACCTGACAGTGTGGCACCGCTAATTGCACAACCAATCATCAATCTTGTGCTGGCCAGCGATGGTTTAGTATTGTTGGATCAAAGCGTGGTATGTCTTGAAGGCACCACACAAAAAGGTGTGACATTCTGGTACAATGGTGTGCAATGGACTGAAGCACAACAAAAAACTGGAGTACAACAAGCACCGTTGTTCAACGTGTACGATTTGACTGGCATCAGTTTTGGCGATCGAGCCAAATATCCGTCAAGTACATTTACTGGCAGCAAGTTGTTCAGTTATGCAGTGGGAGACACTGGTATACTTGATCCTATTTTGCAATTCCCATTGCAATATTTAAACATCAACAACGTTGGTGACATTGTATTTGAAAACAACTTGTACAAAGACACATTCTTGTATGTTCAAGACAACGTGTCAATTACGTCAGATATTAGTTCGGGCGTGGCTAGAGAATATGTAGATAGAACTGTGTTTGGCAAACTCATTGGTTGGCAGACCGCAGCAGCAAGCAGTCAACAATACCAACAATTTAAATTCACTTATACTGGACAAACACTAAAACTTGATGTGGCGGTTGGCACTAATACAGTATTGCCACCGATGAAAATTTATGTAAGTTCAGACTTTTTAATGCCTGACGAGTACAGTTATCTTGTAGGCACCAACGACACGACCATTACGTTGGTCAACACTTATCTGCCCACTGACATCATTGAAGTGTTGGTATTAAGTGATCAAACCAGTACCACTGCATTTTATCAAGTTCCAATCAACTTACAAAACAATCCGTTGAATACCAACAGTCCCAGTTTTACACTGGGTACCATTCGTACTCATTATGAAAGCATCTGCGAAAACTTGATGACATTGTCTGGACCAGTCAACGGTTCAAACAACACCAGAGACCTGGGCAATCTGGTGCCATACGGTGCGACCATACTGCAACAAAGTTCTCCATTAACTTTGGCCGGGTATTTCTTACGCAGTGAAAAATACAATATATTTTCAAGCCTGCAATACAACAGCAATGAATATTTGAAATTCAAAGGTCAAATGTTGAACACTGCAATTCAACAAGTGGTTCAATACCAAACTGCTGGCCAAATACTAGATATTGCCATGGCTGATATCACCTTGGGTCGTATCGAATCACAGCCATTCTACTGGAGTGATATGATACCTGCAGGCGCAGTGTATCAAACCACAACATATACCATTTCAAATACCACCAACGACACATTTGACACTATCAATATCTACAACTACACATCGGCCAATTATCAAGGCATGAATGTGTACTTGAATGACGTAATTCTCACCAGAGATCTTGATTATGTTGTGGCCACAGACGGGCCTCGCATTGTGGTAGCAACCGCATTGACCTTAGGTGATGTTCTCACAATAAATGAATACTCTGCTACCTATGGTAGTTTTGTGCCTAACACTCCCACTAAACTGGGACTGTATCCTGCATTCCGTCCAGAAATTATCACACAAAAAATCAGTTCAGGTACACAAACAGTGATCGTTGGCCATGATGGCAGTATTACTCGAACATTTGGTGACATCCGCGACGACGTGTTGTTGGAATTTGAAACCAGAATATTCAACAACTTGAAACTGGACGGAAATCCTGTGCCAATCAGCATTGCAGAAGTACTGCCAGGACAGTTCAGAAACACTGGCTACAGCATAGATGATATCAACAATATCTTGGCCACAGACTTTTTGAGTTATGTTGCTTGGAACAAACTGGATTACAAAACACAAGATTATTCAGCTGCCAATGAATTTACCTGGAACTACAGTGGCAGTACCAGCCGATTAGATAATGCAGCATTGCCTGGAGCGTGGCGTGGCATCAACCGCTACTACTATGACACACAACAACCTGAGGAAACACCTTGGCAAATGCTGGGATTCTCAATTCGACCAACCTGGTGGAATCTTGTGTATGGCGACGGTCCATACACTCAAGACAACTTGGTGTTGTGGGACGATCTGACAGCAGGTTATGTTGCAGATCCTGTTGCACCGTACTATCTTCCAGAATATGCAAGACCAGGTTTAACTTCGGTCATTCCCACTGGCACAGAAGGTGAATTGTTAAGTCCTTTCAACTCAGTGGTGGGCAATTACAACGATAACACATTCCGCAAGAGTTGGGCAGTGGGCGACGGTGGCCCAGTAGAAGCATCATGGTGGAATAGCAGTGCATATCCATTTGCTGTCATGCGATTGTTGGCACTTACACGCCCTGCCAAATTCTTTGCACTGTTTGCAGATAGAGATCTGTACAAGTTTGATGCAGACCTTGATCAGTATCTCTACAACAATCGTTATAGATTAAATGCCAATGATTTGGAAATATACGGCGACGGTGTCAGTAAAGCCAGTTACGTAAATTGGATTGTAGACTTCAATCGCCAAAGTGGTGTAGACAGCACTGCTGATCTCACTGCTGATCTTGGTGCATTGGATGTGAGATTGTGTTACAGAATGGCCAGTTTCTCAGACAAACAGTATATCAAAATTTACACTGAAAAATCTAGTCCTAACTCAACCAACACAACTTTTTTGATTCCCGACGAAAGTTATGACTTGGTGTTGTACAAGAACCAACCGTTTGATCGTGCCAGTTATTCAGCAGTTGTGATACAAAAAGTTGCAGGTGGCTATGCAGTGTTTGGTTACAGTACATCACAGCCATATTTTAACATAATTCAAAGTGTGTATGCTGGACGTTTGCAAACTTACAGTGCAGGCGGCATCACTGTACAAGTTCCTACGTTTTATACCAACAATGTTACACAGATCCCATATGGATTTATTTTTGCCACAGAAACCGCAGTGTCGGACTTTTTGTTGAGTTATGGGAAATATCTAGAGCGACAAGGCCTGATATTTGACAACCGCACCAATGGCTATGAGTTGAACTGGTCGCAAATGGTCAATGAATTCCTGTACTGGAGTCAACAAGGTTGGGACGAAAACGCCCTGATCAATTTGAATCCATTGGCGTTCAGACTCAGTATATCTCGTGAGCAGGCTGTGGTAGACAGCATTGCTGCACAGACATCTGACAACATTTTGTTGGATCAAAATCGCAGAGAATTGCCCACACGTAATCTCATTATCACACGTCTAGACAACACGTTCACCTGTGAACCTGCCACAGATCAAACACTGAGTTACATTGACTTAAAATACACGTCTTATGAGCACATGATTGTGTTGAACAATGCCAGTGTGTTTGGTGATTTGATTTATCAACCAGTGACTGGTGCTAGACAAAGTCGACTGAATCTAATTGCAGTGACCACAACTGAATGGAACGGTTCAGTTGACGCACAAGGCTTTATTCTCAACCAAGATAACATCCAAGAGTGGAACTCATACACAACATATACCAAAGGCGAAATTGTCAAGTACAAAGGTGCTTATTGGTCAGCAGCCAGCATTGTCCAGCCCAAGGTAGTGTTCAATGCCAACGACTGGCTAGCCAGTGACTACACTCAAATTGAATTGGGATTGTTGCCTAACTTGTCCAACAAGGCAAATCAACTGCAAAACAGTTACAATATCAACACGGCCAATCTTGAAACAGACAACGATTTGTTGAGTTATGGCTTGATTGGATTCCGCCCACGCCAATACATGACATCATTGAATCTTGACGATGTCAGTCAGTTAAATGTGTATCGACAGTTCCTGGGCAGCAAAGGTACCATTCTCAGTGCTGAATTGTTTGCCCAGGCCAACCTTGGTAAAGAATCCGCAGACTACAGCATCTACGAAAACTGGGCAGTGCAACGTGCTGTATACGGTGCCAATGCCAACCGCAGTTTCTTCCAGTTGCGATTGAATCGTGCGTTGTTGGATTCTAATCCTAGCTTGATACAAATTGTCAACCCCCAAGAAACCAGTCAAGCGGACCAAACCGTCCTGGTGTCAGATATTTGGAAACAAAGTTACAAAATTACTTCCCCAGACATCTTACCAGTTACCACCACATTGCCCACAGACATTGCATTGCCCACAGCAGGATATGTAAATCTCAATGATGTAGATATCACAGTGTTTGACATTGACAACACTGACAGCTTGGCTGCAAACATCAATTCAATTGGTGTTGGTACAAATGTATGGGTAGCAAAAATCAATGCATACGACTGGGCAATCTATAGAACTCAATCAGTACCAGGCACTATCAATCACGTTTGTGATAATTTGGATGGAACCAGTTTGGTTATATTCTCCGGACAGCACGGGCTCGCAGTCAACGACAAATTGGTCATACGATTTTTTGACACTGAAGTTGATGGTGTGTACACTGTACTCAGTGTGGTAAGTCTTGATACAATTACTGTTGCATTTAGTTTCACTGGTGACCGCACTGTGGTCAACGGTACAGGACTGGGCTTTACTTTGCAAACGCAACGTGTTGCACAAGCCAGTGACATATTGAATCTTCCTTATGCCAATACAATTGAACCAGGTGCCAAAGTTTGGGTAGACGACAACGGTAGCGGATTGTGGAGTGTGCTTGAAAAACAAGAAGTATTCGCTGAATTATTAGGATTGAGTCCTGACGAAGTTGATCAAGGCGAACAATACGGCAGTTCAATAGCACAAGCACGAAACCGATATGCTGCCCTGGTCGGCAGTCCAAGATATCGATTCCCAGCAGGTGCCACACAATGGACCATTGCCAATGAGTATGTTGAATTTTCAATTGTGTATGTAAGTGATCCGTTGCAAACAGAATTTTTCTATGCACCTGCACCAGTGCCACAAGGTATCAGTATCTATAATACTGCATATTGGACACCATATCCATTGACCAACTTACCACGTCGTGGTGGTGTGTATGTGTATGTCAAGAGCGACAGCAACATATACACACCAGTCAGTGCTTTGGCACCCAGTGACGCTGTACTAAGTTTAGATGTATTGGATGTTAGCGGTGGATCATACAATGGAGAAGCTGCTGCTCGTGGCTATGGCACCAGCGTGGATTTTGGTAATCAAACCTGGGCAGTGGCAGGAGCACCAGGCAGTTTGGGATCAACTGGCGCAGTAGACAATGGTTATGCTGTGGTCATCTACAGAGATCCGCAACTGGCAGCACCGGGAAATATTCCTTATGGACAATGGCAATTACTGACCAGCCCAGGGTCTACCACTGCTGCTGAAGAATTTGGATACAGCGTGGCAATCAGCCAGGATGAACGCTGGATGTATGTTGGTGCACCTGGTGCAAATGCGGTGTATGCATTTGGACGAGTGGACTGGCAATTACAAAATCTCAAAGCAGTTGGCGACGGAGCAACTACTAATTATTTCATTGGTGATGTAATTAAAATTGATGCAGACACACAACTAACTGTCAGCGTCGATGGCGACGAACAAATTTTAGGCACAGACTACACAGTTGTAAACTCATTTACTATGGTTGTGTTTACTACACCCCCTGCAGCAGGCAATGCTGTTGAAATTATTAGAACCAGTCGTAAGATTCTTGATTATCAAGCAACTTACAATGTAAGTCAATCAGCAACTTCGGCGTCAGGCACAGGAGCCAAGTTTACTGTGGTGTATCAACGCAATGAAGTTGGACAACCAGCAGCCGGCAAAGGTCTTGTTTCTGTTACCACGCTAGGTACAAACTACGCAGTGTCTGACACCATTACTCTCAGTGCCGCCAGTTTTGGCGGAGCCGTAGTCAATGGCAACATTACCCTCACAGTTACCAGCATTGGTACGGGTGGCACAGTTACTGGGTTTTCTACAGCCTACACGCCGACTGTATTGGAAACCACATTCTCATTGAATCAATACTTGTTCAGTGCTGATAACATTTACAGTTTTACCTTGCTGGTTGATGGAGTATTACAACGTCCCAATATTGATTACACATTCAACAACTCCACATATGATGTGACGTTTGCAGCAGCATCCAACCCACCTGCAGGTGCAAGTATTCTTGTACGTGCTGAAGGTTATTTTGAATATTCAGGAACCATCACCTACGCAGGATCTCAAGCAGGCGATAGGTTTGGACACAGTGTTAGCACCAGCACTGATGGTCGACAGGTGTTGATTGGTGCACCGTACGACACAAATTCTGGCAAGACTGAAGCAGGCTCAGTGTATGTGTTTGATCGTGACGTACAACGATTCTTCTACGGAACTGAAGGATCAACTGTGTCGTTCACAGTGTTGGGTGCAGTTGCTGAACCGGTCAGTGTACTGGTCAATGACAGTTTCTTTGTGAACGAATCAAGTGCGGCACCTGACGAAACTGACACATTCTCTGTGAGTGGCAATACTGTTACCATACTTGGTAACTTGCAAGTGGGCGACATCATCGAAATTGAAACCAATGGTTTTCAATTTGTACAAGCAGTAGCCCAAAACACAGTAGAAGAATTCTCTAACTTTGGGTATGCTACAGATCTGTGCAGTTATAATTGCAGTTTGTATGTTGGTGCACCAAACAGCAGTTTACAACAACTAAAAGGTGGAGTGGTTGAACGACATATCAATCAAAGTCGTGCATATGGAATTACTACTGCTACAGTGGCCAATGCTAATTTAACCAATGGCAATACCATTAGAATCAACAACCAAGATGTTGTAGTTCCCAGTGCGTGGAGCAATACTGCATCTTATGCAACAGATACTGTGGTGTACAACTACAGTGCCGCCACTGCAATAACCACAGTATATTCAAGTTTGCAAAATGTACCTGCAGGTATTGCGTTGTCTAACACTTCGTATTGGACAGCAATCACAACAACTTTGGTAATTGCAAGTGCAAAAGTACGTGCGTTGGCCGCACAGATTAATATAGATGTGCCCAATGTACAAGCCACAGTTGACATTGATGGATATCTAACCATTGCAGTTCAGAACTCAGCAGCAGCACCAGTGGGAGATAAATTAAATATTGCACCAGGCAGCGTTGGCACCACATTTGCCGACCTTGGGTTTGAAACTTATGTGTTTACACAAACAATCAAGAGTCCATATCCTGCAGACTATGCTGGTTTTGGCAGCAGTCTCAGCATAGAAGACAGTGCTATAAATCTAGTGGTTGGTGCACCACGCGGTACATTGTACTTGATCACAATTTTTGATCTTAACAACACAGTGTTTGACGAGGACGCCACAGACTTCTTTGATCAGACCATACAAAGTGGTGCAGTTTATACCTACGATCTGTTGGCCAGTGCTACCCCATCGGTCAGCAACCCAGACAAATTTGTGTTTGGTCAACAAATTGACAATCCTGATGTGGTGTCATATGACCAGTATGGTACAGCAGTAAACTACACCGATGGCGTGTTGTTCACAGGTGCACCAGGTAATGAATTTGAAGACAGCACACTTACTGCAAATTATGGACGAGTTTTTGTAAGCACTAACGAAACTCGCACTCCTTCGTGGACTGTGTTGCGTGAACAAAAACCTGTGGTAGACGTGAGGTTGCTGAACTCTGTTTACTCTTATGACAGACTCACATCGGCCACCACACAGTATTATGATTTCTTCAATCCGTTGCAAGGCAAGATTCTTGGTGCAGCCAGACAAAACTTAGATTACATTGGTGCTGTTGATCCTGCTAGTTACAATGTTGGTCCAGTTGGAATACGTGGAACTACTTGGGGACAAAGTCGTGTTGGTGAAACATGGTGGGATACTAGTTCAGTGCGATTTATTGATCCCAATCAAGATGATATTGTGTATGCAAGTCGCCGTTGGGGACAAATATTCCCAGGTAGTCGAGTAGACGTTTATCAATGGATTGTAAGCGCAACACCTCCTGCAGACTACACAGGTGAGGGCACTCCTTACAGCATTGATAGTTATGTAATAAACACCGTGCTCAGTGACAATGGTATTTTCAACACTGAATACTACTTCTGGGTGCGTGGGATAACTGCCACTGCCACACAAAAAGGCAAAACTTTGCCAGTTAGCACAGTGGCCAACTACATTGAAAATCCTAGAGCGTCTGGCATAACTTATTTGGCACCCATTGATGCCAGCACCATTGCGTTGTATAATGCTGGAGATTATATCAATGCACAAGACACTATTATCAGCATTGAATTTGACAAAGAATTAACCGACGACAACGTTCACGTTGAATACGAATTAGTCGCGCAAGACCGCGAAGATGCATTCATCAGCAAAAACTTATACCGCAAAATGCAAGACAGTTTCTGCGGTGTTGATACCAATGGAAGTTTGGTACCTGACATCAATCTTGGAGTGGCAGAACGATATGGAGTACAGTTCCGCCCACGCCAAAGCATGTTTGTGGACAGATTTGCAGCGTTAAAAAATTATTTAACTCGTGCCAATTCTGTATTAGCAAGATTTTCTATTGCAGAGAATCGTCAATTTGTATTGTTAAACAGCAGTGAACCTGAACCGTCAGCAGGATCAGGTGAGTGGAATAAACGAGTTGAAAACTTAGAAATTTTAGAGTTTCAAAACATTTATGCAGTGTCACTGGGTTACAAATACCTGGTTGTTACTGATTCTAGAAATAAAGGATTGTGGACAATTTACACAGTTGAAGAAAGAGTCACTGTTGACGGTATTGTGAGAGTATTACAATTGACTCAAGTACAAAATTATGACACCACACAATACTGGAGTTATGTTGATTGGTATCGACCAGGATACAATAGTAGCAGCAAAATCATTGCTGAAGTTCCTAATGTTGCTGGACTGGATACATTGAATGTTGCAGTTGGCAGCAGTGTAAAAGTCACTGCCAACAGTCTCGGTAAATTTGAAATTTACCTACGTGGTGCCACAGGGTTTGAACGTGTGGGATTGCAGGATGGTACCATTGAGTTTTCTGCACAACTATGGGATTACCAATTGGGACGTTTTGGATTTGATGTTGAAGTTTTTGATGCACAATACTTTGACCAAGAGCCCGTGATTGAAACACGAAAAATCATACAGGCTATCAATGAAGAATTGTTCATTGACGAGCTGGCAATTGAACGCAATCGTCAATTGACATTGATGTTTAACTTTGTGCTCAGTGAATTTGCAGCACCTGAATGGTTGGTTAAAACTTCGTTGATTGATGTAGAACACAGAATTCGTAGTTTGACCAAGTTCCAGAATTACAGCCGCGACAATCAAGAGTTTGTATTAGACTACATCCAAGAAGTCAAACCATATCATGTTCAAGTTAGAGAATTCAACTTGCGATACAATGGTTTTGATCAATGGTTTGGGGACATGACTGATTTTGATTTACCAGCATACTACAATACCAGTCTGCAGGTACCTCGATTCACTAGTCCTATTTTGTTACCATATGCTCAGAGTACTGCATTCAATTCTGAAACCAATACCCTAAGTGATTTACCAGCCAACTCAACAGTATGGGCATCGTGGCCATACAGTCAATGGTACGGCAACTATTTGTTGAGACTGGATTCTGTGGCATTGATTGCTGGGGGATCAGGTTACACTGAACCGCCTGAGGTTGAAATTACACCCAACCCCAATGATCCTGCTCCTGAAGTTCTTGCTCAGGCTGTTGCAGTGTTAAATGGCCAAGGACAAGTAGTTGGCATAAACGTCACAGTCAGTGGATCTGGATATCGTTCTACTCCCACAGTGACATTCATTGGTGGCAACGGATCTGGTGCAGTGGCATATCCACGTATGACAAATGATGTGATACGCCAATTCCGTACAGTGCTTAGATACGATAGATTCCAATACCAAACTGTTATTCAAACCTGGAGCAGTGAGGGCACTTACGAAAACGGCACCCTGGTTCGTTATAATAATCGTGTATGGTCCGCATTAAATGCTGATGGCAGTAGTGCAGTGGTTGGTCCAACTTTTGATTTAGAAAACTGGGTAATAGTCGATGCAGCCACATACACATATCCAGGCAGCACACAAGCCACTGGATTGACTGGTGTTGACCGTACCATGGGTCTGTATGTACCCGGTGCCAATGAATTTGGCCTAGAATTACCATTGCTAGTAGATGGTGTGGATTACCCTGGAGTACAAGTTTGGGGTGACTATTTCACTGGTACACAAACACTGGATGCCAACTATCAAAGTGAGTTTGCTGACATATATCTTGGTGAACGATTCAGTGACATCAATGTCGATGGCGGTGAATTCATTGGCCCATACGAAGGCCATGCACCCGAAGAACTAGTCAACGGTTCAGAATATGACACACTGGACATGCGTATCTACACTCGTCCAGGTGCAGACTGGCAAAATGATGGACATGGATTCCAAATTGGCACAATTCGTTACACATTTGAACCAGGCATCACACTTGATTATAGCTGGGCCGGTATTGTGGATCATCCATTCAACATAGTTGTGTCTAATTTGTCCACTGGACGTGTGTTGGTCAAAGGCGTTGATTACACAGTTAATTGGGATGAAGGCACAGTTACCATTGACAACAACGTTGATTCAGGTGCTATTATCAGCATTGATGTTTACGAAATTGGCGGCGGTAGCCAGTTGTTCAAAGGCAACTATACAGGTGCTGATGTCATAGCAGATAACAACACAATAATTGTTCCAGTTGGGTACAAAGAAATTGTAGAAGTCTATGTGTTTGTAAACAGCGAGTTAGTGGCAATTCCCGAAGTTACACCATATACTAATAGCCAGGTGTACAATGTTAACAATACATATCAATCCATTGATATTGTGTTCAACAACAACCAACTTGCAGTGACCAACACAGTGAGTGTATATAACCTGGTTACTTGTAACAATACCAGTGCGTTGACTATTGGGCAGCCAATTGTGTTCTCTGGCACAGTGTTTGGAGGAATCGTTGCGGGACAGGAATACTATGTGCAAAGCATTCTCAATGGGACGCAATTTTATATAACAAACATTGCAGGATCTACTGCTCCGTTGGCATTGACCACAGCATCGGGGTTGATGACTGGATCTCCCAAAGGCACATACTATCGTGCCATTCAAACAGTGCCTCCTGGTATCTTGTTAACTGACACAAATTATTGGATACCGTTTGTTCCTTCTGTTCGTAGTCTGGTTTCAATCACAGCCACTATCTCAGCCACCGATGAAGTAGCAGTACTGATATTAGGAGATGCAAACAGTATCATAGTAACTGATACACAAGCATTGGGCAACGCCATTGTGTTGTTGGGATCAACAGCATCATTGAGCGTGGGACAAACTGTTACATTTTCGGGTTATAGTTTGGGTGGTGTACTAACTGGACCCACTTACCAAATACTCAGTGTTGTTGATGACTCAATAAGTGCGATTACTATCACTGAAGACGGTGTTACAGAAGTCTCTTTGATTGACGATGAAGCAACTTGGTCTGGAGAATTGGTAGCAAAATTCGTTCCCACAACTTATCAAAGTTGGAGCACTCCAGTAATTGAAACATTTATTGTGGACCAAGAAGTTATTGACAATAGTGCTGTAGAAATTGAAAACGCACCTACTTTCAGCAACCCAGCCAACATGATAGTCATGGTCAATGGATACAGAATACTTGGCCCAAGTTGTATAGAATGGGTTGGTGATGGGACCACAGCCAGTTTTGGGTTGCCACAGCGTATGGGCACAAGTTTCTTGCAATCATCAATTGATGCTACCAACGATATTCAAGTGTATGTAGATGGCGTGTTGCAAAAACAATCATTTGGTGCGGAAGACGGAACATACAGTGTAACAAACTGGGACGGAAGTAATACTCCTGGACGACAAGTTGTGTTTGAAACTGTGCCAGCTGATGGTGTAGTTATTCTAATTGCAGTTAGCACCATAGCAGATTGTGAATTTGCATACAATCCTAGTGCTCCATTATTCACATCTACTTTACAAATTTCTAGCACACTCAATCTTGGTGATGTTGTGCAGGTTATTACCTGGAATGACACACGCGAGCAAAATGCATTGACACTGACCTTTGCCGGCCCGGTTGAAACAGGTGTAACCACTTATCAAGCATACGATACTACTGATTACGACAGTCCAACTTTGAATGATCCTGCTCAACCATTGCCTGGTGAGTTTGCTTTTGAAGTTGGTACATCAAGTCCTATCAATGACTTTGATTTATTGCGTACAAACATTGATGCCAGCAGATTGTGGGTCACATTGGATGGTTTTAGATTGTTTGAAGGAAGTGATTACACTATTCAAGGTCGATATTTAATCTTGTCTCAAGGTGCAATCAATCCAGCACAAATATTGATAGTCACAGAATTTACCAATTCTATTGTGCCTGAGGCAGTGTCATTCCGTATATTCCAAGACATGCGTGGCGTACAAGCCACTTATAGAATGACCGCGGCCACTACCACACAAGTAACGCAAACAGTCAGCGCCACAGCTGATGTCATTTATGTAGAAAATGCAGCAGCGTTGAGTGAGCCAGATTTGCCTGCTGGTGTTTTTGGATTAATAACTGTTGACGGTGAACGCATAATGTACAGATATCGTGATCTGGTTGCAAACACTATTTCTGGGTTGCAGCGAGGCACCGCCGGCACCGCAGCAAATTCACATGCGGTTGGTACAGACGTGTACGATATTGGGCGTGGAAACTTGTTAAATGTTCAATATCAAGATTACGTGGTCAAAGATACAGGCATGGGCGATGGAACTACTGCTGTATTCTATGCTCCTAGCATTGACATTGCAGACTTTGGTGATTCTAGCACTGTGTACGTAGAAAGTATCGAAGTGTATGTGGGCGGGGTACGCCAATACAATTACAGTGATACCAGTGCAACCAGTGAATATCGTTATATTGTCTCGCTGTTTGACCCATTGGCCATTGAATTCATAGTTGATGATACATATCCTGCTCCTGCAGCCGGCAGCGAAGTAACCATACTGCAACGCCGCGGCAAGAGTTGGTATCAACCAGCTGATGGCAATCCCAGCAACGGTGTTGCATTACAAGAAACTGACACAATAGCCGCAAGGTTTTTGTGCGACAGATAACACGGATAAATAAAAGACCATGTCAAACACAGCACCAAAACAGGCAACTGAAGCACAAAAAACTGCACCACAGTCACGACGCCCCAACGAGACCGGCACAATCAGTGTGCAAGCACACATGAGGATTTTTGATCCAAAAACACAAAAAACTTATGTGGAGGGCCGAGCATGATTATTCAACCAGGTCTGTGCAAAATTGAAGGTTTTGTCAAAATACATGACCCTAAAACTGGTGAAGTTCTTGTGGATAAAAAGAACGCAATCCACTATGAAAATATCAGTTTGGCCATGGCCCAAACACTGAGTGATCGTAACACTGGATACATTTACGAAATGGCGTTTGGCAACGGCGGCAGTTCAGTTGACCCCACTGGTGTTATTACGTATTTGCCCCCGAATACCACAGGCCAGAATGCTGACTTGTACAATCAAACTTACGCTAAAGTTGTAGATGATAATTCTGCAGCGGACACCGATCCTGAAAACAACAAAATGACCCCGTTGCATGTCAGCGGCAATGTTTACAGCGATATCTTGGTAACATGTTTACTGGACTACGGCGAACCGCCTGAACAACAAGCATTTGACAATTCAACCAATTTCAGTGGTGAATTTGTGTTTGACGAACTTGGGTTAAAAACATGGAATGGATCGGTGGACAATCTACGCTTGATCACCCATGTGATTTTTCACCCTGTACAAAAGAGTTTGAATCGTCAGATTCAAATTGATTACACCCTGCGTATACAGACGCTGAGCAATATAAATGCTGTATAAATATAGCAACTAGGAACCTTTGACATGGCATATACAATCAATCTAACCGACGGCACAGTTTTTGCTACCATCAGTGATGGTACCATCAACACATCAAGTTCAATGATCTTGGTAGGTAAAAACTACGCTGGATATGGTGAATTTTTGGACGAAAACTTTATCCATTTGTTGGAAAATGGATCAAACACCACTGCCCCAGCATCGCCACTAACTGGACAACTTTGGTGGGACAAAACCAATAACCTGCTCAAAGTTTACAACGGTTCCATATTTAAAACCATCAGTGCTGCCACAGCTTCTGCTAGTCAACCTGCCAGCAACGTCACAGGTGACTTGTGGTACGATACCACAAATCAACAGTTGAAAGTTTACACTGGTGCGTCATTCTTAGTTGTAGGCCCTGGATATTCTCAGGCACAAGGTACGTCTGGTGCTATTCCAGAAACAATTTTAAACAACGTTGGTGCTACACGTTACATTACCAGTTTGTATGTAAACAACGTGCGTGTGGCTATTGTTTACGATGGTGCAAGTTTCACACCTGAAGCCGCATTGGTCACTGCCTTCCCGACTATCTTCCCTGGCGTGACATTGAGTTCTTCAGTGTCGGGTGCTGTATTTGCTGGTTCAGCTACCAACTCACAGTTGTTGGACAGCTTAGACAGTAGTCAATTCATGCGTACTGACACAAACACTTCCACAACTGGTGTGTTACGTGTACAAACCAATACTGGTTTGTTTGTTGGCTCGGCCAACGTGTTCAACGTCAACACCACAACCACAGACGCCAACATCAAGAGCAATATCTCTGGTGGTAATTTAATCATTCAAGCCAATGTCAGCGGCACAACATACATTGTGGCCACTGCATACGGTGCCAATGGTGTTTTTGCCATCGGCAACGCTGCCACAGTAGGCACAACGTTGGGTGTAACCGGCAACAGTTCAGGCGGTAATTTGACCACTGGCGGACAAGTCAGTGCAATTGGTAACATCACCGGCGGTAATGTACTCACTGCTGGTTTGATGCAAGGTGCTACACTCAGTGCCACAGCCAACGTGCAAGCAGGTAATTTGCGAACTGTTGGTCAAGTGAGTTCTACAGGTAACATTACATCAGCGGCCAATATTGCAGGTACATTCTTCTTGGGCAACGGATCACAACTCACAGGATTGAGTTTGGGTGTCAGCGTTACCAAATTTGTCAACGGTACCACAGAAGGCAACATTGGCGTGTCCGGCGGTAACGTTAACTTTGACGTCGGCGGCGTGGCCAATGTACTGGTGCTTACAACCGGTACTGCATTCTTTGCCGGCAACGTCAGTACAATTGGTATTGAGAAAACTGGTACCAACGCAATTGGCAACATTGGATCTAGTAGTAACTACTTCAACCGTGTGTTTGCCACTGCCACCACAGCACTTTACGCTGACGTTGCAGAACGTTTTGCTGCTGACGAACTGTTGGAACCTGGCACAGTTGTGGAATTGGGTGGTACTAAAGAAATTACCCGATCTACTGTAGATTTAAGCGAAAATGTATTTGGCGTGATAAGTACAAGACCAGCCTACACAATGAACGGCGGAGCCGGCGAAGATGACACTCATCCAGCGGTTGCAATGACTGGTCGAGTTCCTGTAAAATGTGTGGGCATAGTACGCAAAGGTGATCGACTTGTGAGTGCTGGCGAAGGTGTTGCAAGAGCAGCCCAAGTAGGAGAAGCCACAGCATTTAATGTGATTGGTCGCTCACTAGAAAACAAACACACAGCAGAATTGGGAACGATCGAAGCGATTGTGACAATCAAATAATTAGGAACGAGATATGACATATTCAAGTGGCGGCTTAATACAGGCAGCAGATTACAATGGTTTTGTAAGCACCAACGTTGGTGCCAATCTCAATGCAACGCTAAACACAGCATACGGACAAACCGCGTTGGCCACTGTGAGTACAAACGGTATTGTTACAGCCACAAACTGGGCCAGTCTAGTCAACAGCACTGCCAGCATGGGCGCACACACAAACACCACAATCACTGCAAGATCAGCACCTAGTGCAGGACAAACTATCAACGTGTTGGCCGCTGTCAACACTGACTTGACCAACATCTACAACAATCGCTACAATGCTGTTTCAGTAGGAACACAATTTACAGGTTGGACTGGCACCAACTCTTACACCGCAGGCCGTGGCAGTTCGGGTGGTGCTGCTTGGAACATGCAGTTCAACAACTTGGTATCTTGGTCAAGTGCAGCAGCCGCACAATATTTTTTCAACGCTGGCGGATTGATCAGAGTTCAAACTTCTAAAACATCAACTGGCGCCACTGGCGATCCTGAATGGAATGATTTGGCCAACACACTGTCTGGTGTTATTTGGATCAGCGGACTAGGAACCAGCCACACTATTGCAGGTACTGCATACAATGGAGTAACCAAAATTGGTGGATCAGGTGCACCGGCTATTCTAAATTCAACACTGGGGTGGGACGGTCTTACTGCTGGAACTGCTAATCAGGTTGTTTATCAGCAATATGCTGACACAGCACCATACACCAGCAACAACATTACAACGTATTTGACCAGAGCAGCCAACAGCACCTCATTGAACATTTTAACTATTTGGAGTGCAGTTGATACCAACGTACCTCCCACAGGCGGTACTGATCCAGTATCGGGCGGCACAGCACCAACTGGTGCAACACCTGGCACAGCACCTTGCACCATTGTCACATACTACCCACCTGAAACAACCAATCTCTCCAATACCTGGGGTACACCCACTGTAACGTCTTCGATCGTTTAACCAAAAGGGGCAACAGCCCCTTTACTTTTCTCCGCTTCTACTGTATAATGCATTATGAATACTGATGCCTTGGTTGCTCATGCACGAGCAAGATTTGATCACGCAGCCGCAAGACGGGTGCTAAAAGAAAAGTATGAAGCAAAAATGGTGTTCGCCCATGCTGGTGGCATGTGGCGTGCAGGGCCAGAATTGCTGACTGTGTTGTTGGCCTGCGCACAAGACAAAGACGTTGTGATACTGGACTTGTATGAGACTCCTGTGAAAATTGTTGTGACAGACTTATTTGCTCTAGCACACGAACGTTGGCAAGAACAAATGAACGCATGGAAAGTGGAATGGCAAGAACTAAACCAAAAACGCTGACTCAAGGTGTGCTAATCTTTGCGTTTAACAACGAACAAACAGATTATATCTCCATGGCAGCATGGAGTGCTCAAAACATTCGCCGCCATTTAGACTTGCCTGTGGCTGTGGTCACAGATGCACCCGAAGAGGCAGCAAAGTATACATTTGAACACATCATCGTCACAGCACCGGATACTGGTGGCTCAAGACACTTTGCAGACTACGGTACCACAGTGACCTGGCACAATGCTGGACGCATCAATGCTTATGAGTTGTCACCTTTTGATCAAACCATAGTGCTGGATGCCGACTATGTTGTGGCCAGTAACTCACTGTTGGATGTATTGAAACTACCGCAACAGTTCGCAGCCTTTAAAGATGCATTTGAACCCAGCAGTATGACCAATCTTGAAACATTTGGTGAGTACAAGATGCCCATGTGGTGGGCCACTGTGATGATGTTTCGTCGTGGCAATGTGAGTCAATTCATATTTGATAGTATGCAAATGATTCGCAACAATTGGCAGCACTATCGAGACCTATATGGCATACACCAAAGCAACTATCGCAATGACTATGCACTGAGCATTGCCCTGGGATTGGTAGCAGGTTCAGAACAATCAGTGCATGAGATATTTCGGCCCATGCTCAATGTCATGCCAGATCATGGGTTGACTTGCACGGAACAGGACCATTATGAAATCACATACACCAACACTGAAGGTAGATTGAAAACCATGAGTTGGCAAGGATTAGATTTTCATGCCATGTGCAAACGACATCTGGAGGCCATCGTTGCAGCCCATTGACGAACAAGGTTATGTGATTGTTGCGGTTAACAGCGACACAGTAGATTATCAAGATTGTGCTAGAACTCTGGCCAAAACCATACGCTACTGGGATCCGTCGGCACGTATCTGTTTGGTCACAGACCGTGCTTACACTGAACCTTTGTATGATCATCACAGACAGATTGTGCCCAATGCCAACCCATTTGCCAATGATGCACAACTGTTTGCACTCACACCATTTCGCGAAACCATCAAACTAGAAGCAGACATGTTTATTGTGAGTCCCATTGACCACTGGTGGACACAGTTTAGACATAGAGATGTTGTGATATCAACCGGCTGCAGAGATTGGAAAGACCGCGTAAGCACAGCAAGACATTACCGCAGAGTGTTTGATGCAAACAACTTGCCAGACGTGTACAATGCCATCACATACTGGCGGCGTAGTGAAACCGCCAAAGAATTTTTTGGCTGGGTAGGAAATATATTTGCCAATTGGTCTGAGTTTAAAAAACTCATAAAGTTTCCTGATGAAGTGCCCACAACTGACCTGGTGTACGCCATGGCTGCTGAAATCATGGGTCGAGACCGTGTTACAATGCCATTCAGCACATACCCAAAAATTGTACACATGAAAAGACACATAGCCGGTACACGCACTGAACACTGGTTGGATGAATTGGTGTGGGAATATCAGGACCTGAGACTACGCATACAAACTGTGGCACAAACAGGTGCGTTTCATTACCATGCCAAAGATTGGAGAGCACAATGACATTCAACATATTGTTAATTGGTGATGCCTGTGCAGACACATACACATACGGCTATGTGAATCGCATCAGTCCCGAAGCACCTGTTCCTATATTTGAACCGCATTATACTATCAATCATGATGGCATGGCAGGCAATGTACGCAAGAACTTGGAAGCACTAGGATGCACAGTCACCTTCTTACATGGTGCAGTAAGCAAAAAGAACCGACTGATTGATCATCGTACCAAACAACAACTACTGAGACTTGATAACGATGAGGAAAGCAAGCCCATTAGATTTGAAACAGACATACCACCAGTGTATGACGCCATTGTGATCAGCGACTACAACAAAGGCACAGTGGATTACGAATTGATTGAAGACCTAGTCAACACTCAAACCATACCAATCTTTGTTGACACAAAGAAAACAGACCTAGCACGACTACATGGTTGTTATGTCAAGATCAATCGACTAGAAAAAAGTCGTACCACCAGTGAGTTGCCCAACAAAGAGCATTTGGTTGTCACACACGGCGATCAGGGTGCTGTCTGGAACGACTGGGTATTCCCCGCTGAAGTTGTGGGCGATGTCACTGACGTGTGTGGGGCAGGTGATACATTTTTAGCGGCCTTGGCTTACAAGTTTTTAGAAACAACGGATATGAGACAAGCAGTGAAGTTTGCAATCAAAGCATCCTCAATCACAGTACAACATGTGGGTGTGTATGCACCTAGATTGGAACAAATCAAATGACCAGACTGACAGGTAGAGTAGAAAAAGGTTGGGGATCAGAAGAAATTTGGGCAACCAACGACCAGTACTGTAGCAAGTTCATGCACTTTAATACCGATGCAAAATTCAGTATGCACTTCCATCGAGAGAAGGAAGAGACCTGGCGGGTGATGAGCGGTGAATTTATTGTTAAATGGATTGACACTAAAACAGCAGAAGAGCACTGGCAATATCTCAAGCCCGGTGATGTCTGGCACAACGAACCCTGCAAGCCTCATCAGTTAGTGTGTCAAGAAGCAGGAACTATCTTAGAAGTCAGCACAGCAGACTCAGTGGAAGACAACTATCGTGTGTTGCCTGGGGACAGCCAACAATGACGCCCGAAGAGTTTTGGTCTGTACTACATGCAGTGCCTGAACCGCCCGCACCATTCTTTAGGCTATACTACGACTCAGATGGTGTGCCACTATTCTACAGCATGGAAGATTGTCCTGGTACATACATTGAAATTGACCAAGAAACATTTGCTTGTGGTGCTACCAACGTGCGGGTGCGAGACGGAAAATTAATAGAAATAACGTGGGCGACCACAACAAAATTGGTTCCTGGCAACTCTGGATCCCCTTGTCATCCTGACAATGTCGCTGTAATCGTTGCTGAGGACCAACCTCATATCCGCTGGAGTAAACGAACATATGAAACAAATTGACATTGCAGACTTAGATTGTATATACTTGAGTTATGATGAACCTGAAAAAGAAGAGTTTTGGATTAAGATCCGTAACATGGTGCCTTGGGCAAAACGTGTGGACGGAATTAAAGGAAGTGATGCAGCCCACAAAGCCGCCGCTGCTGAGAGTAGTACTGATCGCTTTATTCTTATTGACGGAGATAATCTTCCAGATCCTGTTTTTTTTAATGCTACTTTGGATCTTCCTACAGGAGATTACGAACAGGCTGTTTTCCGATGGCGTGCCAAAAATCACATCAACGGACTGATGTATGGCAACGGTGGACTAAGTTCATGGACCAAAGAGTTTGTTGAAAACATGCGAACACACGAAGCCACAGATGGGCGTGTGGAAACTGAAGTGGAGTTTTGTTTTGATCCCATGTATTGGGCCATGTACGACTGTTATTCAATCACATACCCCAATGGCTCCCCTTTTCAAGCATGGCGTGCCGGCTTCCGAGAAGGTGTTAAAATGTGTCTAAACAAAGGTGCTCGACCCACAGTGGAAGAATTTCAACAACAAGTACATCAACGCAACTTGGATCATTTGACCATATGGCACAACATTGGCGCAGATGTCAACAATGGTCAGTGGGCCATGGCTGGTGCAAGACAAGGCACATACATGACCATGCTCACAAACTGGGATCATCGATTGGTGCAAGACTTTGATGCATTGGCTGACATTTGGGAAACAGTAAAAGATGCAGAACCAAGATTGTTGGGTGGGCGTGTGGCAGATGAGTTGCATGGTCAGCTAGACTTGCCCATGGCTATCTTTGAAGGTGAGCAAAGCCGATTCTTCAAACAGCATTATCTTTCAAACTGGTACAACCGTGGCGTCATGGTCAGAGAAATTGACGTCATCCGCCAACAAGAAGGTTGGTAATGAACAAGGGCAATGAGTCAGTGGACAACAAGAGCAAGTTTCTTAGTTCTGCTGAAGAGATGCATGATCAGTTAGGTCCTGCACTTTGTTTGGCCAAATGGAAGCAGGTCAGTCTGCACTTGACCACAGGCATGAACAACTCATGCTATCATCCACCACTGCATGCTATCAATCCAGACGAAATCAAGATAGATGTCTCGGCATTACACAATACCGCATACAAAAAACAACAACGTCGGATGATGTTAGCAGGAGAGAAACCTGCAGAATGCCAGTATTGCTGGAACATGGAAGATCAAGGCAAGTTGAGTGATAGACACTATCGTTCAGGAGAACCCTGGGCAGCAGTGGATTTTGAACAGATAAAGAACAGCACAGGAGAAGAAAATGTTATCCCCAGTTATGTTGAAGTTAATTTTAATCACGCTTGTAATCTTAAGTGTAGTTATTGTAGCCCTCAGTTTTCGAGCTCATGGGCAGATGAGGTTGCACGATTGGGTGCTTTTCCTACTAGCAGTCCACACAACTCTCCTGATCATTTTATGGGTCAGCGTAGACCAATACCGGCCAGAGAATCAAATCCTTATGTTGACGCCTTCTGGGCCTGGTGGCCAGACCTGTACCCTCACTTAGAACATTTCCGCATGACTGGTGGCGAACCGTTACTAGACAAGAACACCTATCGTGTGTTTGATTATGTGTTGACCAATCCCAGTTCCAAACTACACTTAAATGTCACCAGCAACTTCTCAGTGGATGAAAAGTCATGGCAAAAGTACTTGACCTATGTCAAGGCCATATGCGATGGACGCATTGAACACTTTATGCAGTATGTTAGTCTGGATGGCTGGGGCGAGCAAGCAAAATACATGCGCAATGGCTTGGACTTTGACCTGCTGTGGGATCGAGTAAATCAATTCCTTACCGAAGTGCCCAACTACTCAAGCCTTACATTTATTATTACAATGAACAATCTCAGTGTGACCAGTTTAGACAAACTGTTTGCTGGCATATTGGGCCTGCGCAAAGTGTACAGCACAGACTACCAACGTGTGTGGTTCGACACCCCTGTGTTAAGAGAACCTGCATGGCAGAGTCTGCAAATACTGCCCGAAAGTTATGCAGAGAAACTGGAATGGTTGTGGGCCTGGATGGTGCGACAGATTGAAACCGAAGAAGCACCGTTCAAAGGATTCAAAGACTACGAGTTACATAGACTGGATCGTGACATTGCTTGGATGCGGTCTGCACAGTTGACAGATCATTCTCGAGCCAAGGCAGACTTTTATCGTTTTTTCAGTGAACATGATCGTCGCCGCGGCACAGACTTCTTAAAGACATTTCCGGAGATGCGGGCATGGTGGGAGGAGTGTGCATACCATGCTAGGCAATCGTAAAATCATTGTGGATGAGTGGGCCGAAGTATGGGATCTGCTGAAGTCATCAGCAGATGGCAGTTTCTGGCAGTGGTCAGATGTTGTGCTTGATCCCAACAACGTGTACATTGTTGGACGTGTGATATTAAAAGACAACTGGACCGAAATAACTGAATGGGCAAAACAATATCCAGGCCGTATTGTATTTTCAAATCCTGCTGAAGGCAGTGAAACCATACTGTTACAGCTCACACGATTGCGTATCAAAGAACAAGTACGACGAGGTGAGATTTTATTGTTGACATCTGGCGACATGGAACCGGACTGGAACTATTGCAAAACAGACTGTTACTTCTCCAACATTGTGGAGTACTTGGAAAACTTACGTGCGCATGAGTCTTACCCACAGGTATATCACAAAATCAACAAGCCCTATGACTTCTTGTTCCTAAACGGACGACTACGTCCACATCGCAAGTACTTAATAGATGCCATGCGTGATCAACAGTTATTGGATCGAGCACTGTGGACCAATCTCAATGACCGTGTGGAAATGGCCTGGAGCAGTCAACTACAAACTGGCAATACAGAACCCATACGATTGTTGCCGCCGCAATACGAAATTGATCGTGCATTGCCCAATATGAGCACAGTGCCTGGGGGATTCATAAAACATCATTTGTTTGGCAACACCTGGGGCGATGCTGAAGTTAATCCGGCACCATACATTGACACCTACTTCAGTGTAGTAACCGAAACCATATTTGATTACCCGTATACATTCCGCACAGAAAAGATTTGGAAGCCCATGATCATGGGGCATCCGTTTGTGGTAGCAGCCAATCGTGGCTATTATAGAGATTTGCATTTAGCAGGATTCCAAACATTTGGGCACCTGATTGATGAGAGTTTTGATCAGATAGATGATCCTACAGATCGTGCCAATAGAATAGTTGACGTTGTAGCAGATATATGTTATAATGGTGCTGCCAGTTTCTTGGAGAGTGCTAGATCCGTTTGTAAATACAACTATCAACAACTTCGCGAACACAATCGTCGTGAACGTGCAGAGCTTCCAGAACGTTTGGCCCAATACATAAATGAATGATTTAGAATTTAAACAACAGGTCTTGGACCCGTTATCCCCAAGTTTTTGTGCAGCGAAGTGGTACAATGCTACCATTTGGTTAGGAAGTGGGCAGACCACAAGTTGCCATCACCCGCCAGCTCATTTGATTGACGTTGATAAAGTCAATAACAACTCTAGGCTGCTGCACAATACTGATCAAAAGAAACAAGACCGACATAAAATGTTGGCTGGAGAACGTCCCAGCGGGTGCGAATACTGCTGGAAGATTGAAGACATGAACACTGACGCTGTGAGTGACCGTGTGTACAAAAGTAAAATTTATCCCATAGAGGCCTTACATGAAGCAGTCAACACCCCCATCCAAGATGATGTCAATCTCAGAACGCTGGAAATCAGTTTCGATCGCACTTGTCAATTTGCTTGTTCTTATTGCAATCCTGCTTTTAGTTCCACTTGGGTCAATGATATACGCCGGCATGGACCCTACAACGGGTTGGTTAGCGATGGCAGGAACCATTTTACTCACACTCATGATAGTAGTCAACTTTATAAATTCGGTGAAACTAATCCTTATGTGGAAGCCTTCTTCGACTGGTGGGAA